CGCTGTCGTCACGTCGATCTGTGACGTTCATGCTCTGAAGTCGCTCGTACAACTTCTTGAGCAACGGCCCCTGCCACTTGCCGGACGTGACCCTAAGCTTGTTGGCGATGTCGTTCAGTCCCACCAGTCCTCCGTTCGGTGCGTTCCAGTTCTTCCAGCGTCTCGCCTTCCTCAAGCCGGAACAGGTACTCCTGAAGCTTGAGGCGGACCGCCTGCTTGAGCGCGTCGGGGATTTGAGTCTCCCGGCTGGCGGCGAACATGGCGATGTCTACAAGGCGGCGCATATCCCACACAAGTTGGTCTCATTTATTATATGTCAAATGAGAGTTTTGTCAACCGTTACTCTTCCCAGCCTTCCAGATTCTTGACCTCGCCGCGTTTGAAGGCGGCAACGTACTCCTTGCGAAGCTCACGGTACAGGGCCTCGTCCACCACCACGATACGATCTTTGACCGTCGCCGCGAAGCCCTTTACCTTGCGGCGGGACTTGGCGTTCCACAGACCCTTCACCTCAAGCCACACCCCAAGCTTCGGAACCCAGAAGTCAGGACAATAACCCTCGCCGTCGATGTCGAACACCTCGGGCTCGTGGTTGTACTCGATGCCCTGCCAGAGGAGCCAGCGGGCGACATTGGCCTCCCACATCGACCGAAGGTAGTGCTGAAGATCCGGCCTATACCCGGCCTTGCCCCACCCGTTGTCCGTCGTCCACTCCGGCTTCGCCTTGCCACGCTCGTCGTACCGCCGGATGGTCCCACCACCGATCTTGCGGAGGCAGTCAGGCCCGCACAGGTAGTCGGCCCCGGCCACCCGCGCCTTGATGCCAGCCGGGGAAAGGGCGCACACCGTGCAGGTGAACGCCGCCTTCCAGCCGTTGACCCCCTTGGGCTTGGGCGTGTCCTTGTAGACCCACCGCTTCTTCGGCGGCTTGGCCCGGACTTCCCCAAGCTTGAAGGGCTCGGAGGGCCGCCGGATCTTGTTCAGGTCCATCTCCCCCACCAACTGCACAGTATGCAGTTACCGCTGCTTGACCAGTTCCAGCGTCTTGGCCTTCAGCTCCTCGAACTTGCCCTCGGTCGCCATGATCTTGTCCTGAAGCTTCTCCTCCGTGGAGTCCTCAAGGCCAAGGCAGGTCCACTTCCCCTTGCCAAGGTTCTCGATCAACTGGTGCTTTTTGGCGAAGAAGAACACCTGCTCCTCGTCGTTGGTCTGTCCGGCGGTCCGCCCTTCCACATCGCGGAGCTGAAGCTTGAACGTGCCCGCCACATCCGCCACCGCCGACTTGGCCTTCTTGATCTTGAAGTTGAACTCGCGGAACAGCGGCTTGTCGCCGTCGTCGGCAGCCTTCTGGATGGGACCGTTCACGCCCTGATAGAACGGCTTGCCGGGCGACAGGCGGATCTCAAGGCTGGAGGCAAACGCCTGTCCCTTGCCGCCGGGCCTCGTCTCGGGGTTGCCGTATAGTACTCCGACCTTCTCGCGGATCTGGTTGATGACCAGCACGGTGGGACCGTACCCGGTCAGCTTGCGCTTGTTCATCAGCACCGTCTCGGTGCGGAACAGCTTGTTCAGAACCCGGGCCATTACGCCGACCTGCTGATTCTCCATGGGGTTTTCCAGCTCCGCCGTGGGCGTCATGTGGGCAAGGCTGTCCACCACCACGATGTCCTGATCGTCGGACTGGAGAGCCATCTGGAGGATGTTCCCGGCGGCCTCGGCGGTTCCGGGCTGGGCCACGATGAAGCGGGTCAGATCCACGCCCATCTTCTCGGCCCAGTCGCGGTCGAGCGTGGACTCCATCTCGATCCACACGCAGCTCATCGGTTCGGGCTTGTGGTCGTCCTTCTTGGTGTGCGCCGCAATGGGCTGCACGCAGAACCGGCACGTCTTCTGGGCCTGCGAAATGATCTTCAGGCAGATGGTCGTCTTGCAGGCGGACGGCTCCCCGAAGAGCTGCGTGGTACGCCCGACCGGAATTCCGCCGTTGGTCAAGGCGTCCAGAACGAAGATCCCCATCGGGATGCGCTTCACCGACAGCGACTCCATCGCCGATGCCGGGGCGATGGTCCCCGTACCGTAGGTCTTGTTGATCTCCTTGATGGCGTCCGCAAACTTCGTGGCCTTCAAAACCTTGTCGTCACCCATCTCGTCACCTCTTCTCAAGCGGCGGGAAACCCCGCATGAACCACCACTCGAAATGATCCCCAAGCTCGCCCATCAACGCTTCCAACTTGTCCTGGTCCAGCCTGTCTTTGGGCTCCAAGGACTCGTTCCACTTGAGCAGCGCGAGCTGAAGCTGCTCCAAGAACCTTCCGTACAACAGGGTCGCCGTGGCCTTGGGGCGCACCACCGGATCAGGTTTGGACGGCTTGCGGCCCCACCAGAGGAAGCCCACTACTTCGCGCCAGCCTTCTTGAACGCCGCCGCCACGACCGCCTTGAAGGCTTCCAGCTCCTTCACGTCGCTCCAATGCTTCTCGGCGCACTTCGCCATGACGGAGATGTACTCGTTGCTGTACCACCTGCGCCCGTTGTCGTCGAGCATGGTGGCCTTCGGGATGATGCCGCGCTCCTCCCAACTCTTCAGGGTTTCCGGCGAAACCTTGCAGAGACGTGCCAGCTCGGCCATGTGCCTCACCATCAACACCTTGCCGCCCACCATGACCGCCTTGGGTCTAAGCGTTCGCGTGGCCGCCGCCACCCGCTTCGGCACCGTCTTCTCCACCACCGGCTTCTGCGCCTTGAGCTGTTGGTAGCGCAATTTGGCCCGCTCGATGGCCTTGGCCCGGTACTCCGGGTCCGTCTTGTACCGCTCCGCCCGCTTGGTGAGGAGCTTCTGCTTGTTGGTCGCCCAGTACTGCTGCCAGTATTCTTCGGTCACGCCTGCTCCTTGATATGCAACGTTGGATATTATAGGCGCTGGCGATGTTTTGTCAATAGGCCGAATCAGGTTTCGTCAGGAGGAGGCTCCGTCAGTTCCATCTCCTCCAGCCATCCCTTCTCCTTGTCCAGCAGCCGCTTCAGCTTGGACTGGTCCCATTGCTTCCGCCAAACCTCCGGCTGGCCGTTGAGGACCATGCAGTCTTCAGGCAGTACATTTGTTAGCGGCAGGTCTTCGGGGTACAGGATGACGTAGGGTTCGTCGTCCGGGCCGAGGGCGTCCAGATGGCTCTTCCCGGCGGGTACCAAAGGTTGGGGCTCCGGCGAAGGTGGTTTAGCAACAACCTCCACCTCGACAACCGGCGGAAGTTCCCCTGCCTTCTTCGTTGTATCCGGCAGACCCCTTCGCACCGGAGCCTTTACAACCTCAACCCCCGGAACCCCCCGAAAGCTGTCGAAGCACGTCTTGCAGACGGGTTTCCAACCGTCGATCATCCACGGCTTGTCCACCGTGACCCGGCAAAGATGACAGACCGCCGCCCGCACGTTACCTCCCCAGGATCTGGGTCGGACCGGCGTTGGGCGGGTTGATCGACGGACTGACCGTCGCGTTGGCCCGCTTCTTGCCCCGGGACTCCCGGATGGCGATCTCAAGCTTGTCCAGATCCGGCCCCACGATCTTGAACGGGCCGATCTTGTCGTCCGGCCAGCCAATGGTCACGGAGCGTTCCGTGATGTCGATGATCTTGAAGGTGCTCACTTGGCCTCCACGCAACCGAATCGGAAGTAATCTTCACTTCTTAACATCCGGCGGAAACAGGAACTCGCGACGCCCATCCGGCCATTGGATATTGATGTTGGCCGTCTTCAGCACCTCGTCCACGCGGGGATCATCCAGCGCGTATAGCGCCAGCGCAAAGAACGCCATGGCCCGCGACGATGCGTCCTTCCCGAAGCGGACGAACGGCAGCGGGAACCAGCGACCCCGAACCTTGATCTCCTGCGGGACGTCGTCGTAGCTCATTCCTGATCGGTGTCTCTGGGCACCAGCTTGTCGCCTTCGGGATCGTCGATCTCGTAGTCCTTGCCGGTGTTCTGCACCGTCAGGTTGTTCACGGAGACCACCTCGTGAACCCCCTGAATCTTGCACACCATGCGGGCCAGCTCGATAGCCGGACTCCACGTCTTGGGCTCAAGCTTGCCGACCCCGGAACCGACCCACAGCTCGTCGTAATCCACGATCACGGTGAGCGAGACCGCCACCTTCCTGACCAGCTCCTGCGCCATATCTATCTCCTTTCGCCACGCCCGACGTAAACCACTTCGCCTTCTTCCCACAAGAACAGCGCTTCAGCGCATTCCTTGCACGTGTACTGGCCGCCGATCATCCTCACGTTGAGGATCTGACCGGCACCGTCCACCCTCAGCATCACGTCCTTGAGACAACGTTCGCACTCGGCCCTGACGCGGCCGTCGTACTTCCGCACCATTTCCGGCGGCCTCTTCAGAAGCCAATCAACGAACTTGGTCCACATGGTCACACCTTGAGCCTCCGCACCTCGAAGCCCTGGTCCATGTAGAACGACACGCGCTTGTTGCCGAAAGCCCTGGTGAGCGACATGTTGTCCACCACGTCCACCACGATGGGGGCTTTCTTGGTGGAGCAGGTCCTCAGAATGCGACCCACCATCTGCTCCACATCCGTGTGGGGCGTGGTCAGGTACAGCGTGTCCAACCCCGGAATGTCCAGCCCCTCCTTGGCGTACTGGACCGTGCCGAACATGATGTCGGCGTCGGCAGCCCGCTCGCGCTCCGAACCGCTCAGGCCTCCGATGTACATCGCGGAAGACAGGTTTGGCGCATGGCTCTTCAGCATCCGGCGAAGCACTTCGAGATGCTCGATGCGGTCCGACAGGACGAGGATCTTGCGACCTGCCGCTCCCGCCTTCTTGATCTCACCGGCCAGCCAGACATTGCGACGAACGTCCTGTGTGATGAGCGTGACCAGCTTGCCCAGATTGGTGCGACCCCCGAACCCCGTGGCCCAGTCCTGACTGACACCTCCGGTGTAGTCGATCAGGTAGACCGTCGGCTTCAGCTCCCAGCTGCCCGTCCCACGGATCACGTCGCCGATGTGCCAGAGGAACACCTTCTCAAGGCCGTCCTTCCGGTCGGGGGTGGCCGACACCCCGATGCGGTACTTCGCCGGGAACTTCGGGATGGACTTGCTGAACATGGGAGCGCCGACCCTGTGGACCTCGTCGTAGATGACCGTGCCGAAGTAGGGGTACAGGTCCTCCATGTACTCCTTCTCGGCCAGCGAGTGGATCATCCCGATGGCAATGGGCTTGCCCTTGAACGTACACATATCCTGCTGGATGTGGCCGATCTTGGACGCAGGCAGCCCGAGGAACTGCTGGATGCGCTCCTTCCATTGATCGACGAGGAACTCCTTGTGGACCACTACGAGCGTGGTGAGCCCAAGATCTGCGGCGACCTTGAGGGCAATGCAAGTCTTGCCCGATCCGCACGGACTCTCCAGAATCGCCCCGTTCCACGGCGTCGTCTTGAGCGCGTGCAGCAGCTTCTTCACCGGCTCTTCCTGCTGGGGACGAAGCTGGCCACGGAACTGAAGATTCACCGGGTTGCCGTTGGAGCGCCTGTCGATGACAGGCAGGTTGCGGTACCGCGTGAAGCCGAACCGCCTCGGAACGGAGAACGTGTTGAGCGCCTCCTCGTACATCTTGACCGGCTCGCTGTTTCCACCGAAGCCCAGCTTCGACCCATCGATCTCGGACTCGACGGTCAGCTCCACCTTGAGCATGCGCACCTCGTCGTGGGCGAACATGCTCTTGGGGATCTTGAACATCTCCCCCAGCTGGATCTGGGTCGGGGCTTCGATGCGGATCACGTAGGTTTCTCCAGTTCGTCCTTGACGTCCAACGAGTCGACCAGCTCCTTGACCGTGCCATGCAGATGCTTCTTGGCGCACTCGAAGCAGAAGAGCATCCGCGTCGCCTTGCCGGTCAGCAACACGCCCAGCGGCGCATCGGCCTTGCACATCGCGCAGTTGCTTCCACCCACGATCAAGTCTCCGGCAATCTCCACCGTGCATCCCGGCTGGCCGATGATCAGACGCTTGGGCGCACCGTCCTCGACGGAAACGGCCGCGATTCCGCCGACACCAATCGACGGAGTGTTGCAGAAACCGGACGAACCCGGAATAGAAGCCATCTACTTCCCCTTGGCTGTAAGCCAATCCTTGCCCATGTGGCAATCCGAAACCAACGGCACGCGAAGCTTCACGCAGGTCTCCATCTTGTTCTTGACCAGCGCGGCGATCTCCTCGGCGATCTCGTCCGGCGCTTCAAGGACGATCTCGTCGTGGACCTGCACCAGAAATTTTACATCAGCCCACCGTTTGTCCGCCAGAGCCTTCTCCTGAATCGTGCGGTGAATGTTCCGCATGCTGATCATCATCACGTCGGCCGAGCTGCCGGAAATCTGGAAGTGCGCGGCGACACGGAACTTGGCCTCGATCTCCTGCCGCTCCTTCTGCCACTTGGTCCACCCGGCGTCGTTGCCCTTGGGCTTCACGTCCTTCACGTTCTTGATCCGGCCCGTGATGGTCTTGAAGTTCATGAGGCCGGACTTGACCTCGGAACGGACCCGGTTGTGGAACGCCTGCAAGCCCCGGTACTTCTCCCAGAACTTGTCCATCCAGACCCGCGCCTCGTCCTCGGACACGCGGAGCCCGGCGTCGAGCCAGAGAACGTTGGCGATCTTCTTGGGACTCGCGCCGTACAGGCTTCCGAAATTCAAGGTCTTGGCGACCTGCCTCGCGCATCCGCAGGCTTCCGACGTCTGCTTGTGAACGTCCGCACCTTCGCTGTACGCCGTGACCAGCGCCGGGTCGCCGGTCACGTGGGCGGCCATGCGCAGTTCGAGCTGGCCGTAGTCGGCACACACGAGCGTCTTGCCCTTGGGCGCGATGAAGGCCTGTCGGATGCCGCCCTCACGCGGCTGGTTCTGCAGGTTGATGCCGCCCTTGCTGGTCCAGCGACCGATGTCGGTACCCGTCGTCCAGAACTCCACGTGGACCCGGTGGTCCCCGTACCTGTCGGAGAATTCCAAGAGGGGCCTCACGTACGTCGTGAGAAGCTTCGTCTGCTCCCGGTGCTTTAGGATCTGATCGATGACCGGGTGCTTGCCCTTGTACGTCTGGAGGCTCTCGTAGTCCATGGAGAGCTTCCCGCTCTTGCCCGTCTTGGCATTGTCCGGCGGCACCATCTTCAGCTCGTCCAGCAACAACGAGCGCACCTGATCCGGGCTGGACAGGAGTACGGGATGCCCGGCCATCTTGCGGACCGCCTCCTGAATATTGAGCAGGTCCGCCACGATGGTCTTGTCGAGCTTCTTCAGGTAGTCGCGGTTGACCGCGATGCCGCTCAGCTCCATCTCCGCCGCGATGGGCACCATCGGCATTTCAAGGTCCCAGAACGCCTTGTAGAACCGACCGTCCGGGTCGCGCTCCTTCATGAGCTGTTCCAATTTCAGCCACAGCCGGAACGTCTGGAGCGCGTCGTCCTTAGCGTACTCCTCCGTATCCTTGCCGAAGAGGTCGCCGGTCAGCGCCGTCTCCTGATACTTAACCATCTGGTGGCCAAGGAATTCCTTCACCGCCACCTTCAGACCCAGCTTGTTGGAACCGGCCTTGCTGGGGTCCAAAATCCAGACCGCCACCATGGTGTCGGCAATGCGGTTCTTCACTGCGATACCGGACAGCGACAGGCAGGACAGGTCGTACTTGGCATTGTGGAGGATGCAGGTCTTGTTGGGATCCTCGAACACTTCCTTGAACGTGGCGGCGAACACAGCCGCCGTCAGCTTCTCGTTGAACGGAAACCACCACGTGTTGGGTCCATCGCCCGTGGACATGGACACGCCGATGATCTGCGCGTCCAACGGCTGGAGGGACGTCGTCTCGATGTCCAGACTGTAGGCCGGGGCGGCCTTCAGGACGGTGACGATCTGGTTCAGGTCCATGGCGGTGTCAGAGGGGGCCCGTAGCCACGCGGCCACGAGCCCCCACGACAATCCTAGTAGGACACCGTGCTCGAAGGCGCACCGGCCGGGGCATCGCCCGCCGCCGGGACCGCCTTCTTGGCGAAGCAGTCGCGCACGACGTGCCGCTGCATCAGGTCTTCGATCTCGGCGCGGGGACGCACCGCCAGAATCTCGTCGTAGTTCAGCGGCGCAAAGTCCGGGACGCCGACCATCTGGGGCGTCACGCGCTTGAGGAACTCGCAGTCATCGATGGCGTTCTGCTTGGACACGCGGGACATCGAGAACATCCCGCCAACCAGACCCGGCTCACCGGCCTTGATCCGGTTGTCCTTCTTGATCTTGAGCTTCTTGAGGGTCATCTGGCTGGCCATCATGATCCTCTTGCCCCACTGGATGACCTGCCCGGTCTTGCCCTCGGTCCACGAGTCCACCAGCACCGTCATCGGTCCGATCCACGTGCGCGAGTACTTCTTCTCGCAGAAGACGCACGGGTGCAGACCGGCGGAGCAGGTGAACCACCGGGGAGCCTTGAACTGGTCGATCATGATCTTGTGGCCGTTGACGATCCCGGGAGAGTCGTCGCAGAACACGACGCTCTTGGACTCTCCCTCCTTCAGGTAGAACTCGGGGATGATCGGCCTGCGGGCACCGCCGCTTCCGACGTTCTTCTCCGCTTCCGCAAACGCATCGCCACCGAAAAGGCCCATCTTCGTTCTCCGCAAAAAGAAACCCAACTCACAAACACACGAGGCAGACTTCGACTTAAACGGTGTCGTTCAACTCAGCTCCTTTCCGCCGACACTTTCTCCTTGGGACGTTCCGTCCCTTCACACGCCCAACCTCGCATCCACCTCGTAAGCAAACCTATTATGTGCTGCCGGTCAGGTTTTGTCAATCACAAAACGAGCTTCTTCCTCTCCAGCAGCTCCACGGCCTGCGACCGAGTCAGGTTGTCCGGGTCCATGCCGCGAGGGATGCCAAGCTTGAAGAGCTGCACGCGTCCGCGCAGGTGGTCGATGGTATCCTGCTCGGCTCCGTCACCGGCCTCGTCGCCGTCGTACGCCATCACCACAGGCAGGCCCTTGCGCCGGATCAGGTCCATCTGGGTCTGGGTCGGCTTCGATCCGAACACCGACACGCAGTTGTGTACAATCGCCCCATCCACAAGGAAGGAGTGCGCCCCTTCGACCTCAAGATCGTACACCGGCCCATGCCAATCCGCCGCTCCTACCTTATGAACAGGCATCAGGAAGAAATGCTCCGATTCGTAGAAATATCGGCGTCGGACGTCTCCGCGCTCTCGCAGCAGTCTGCGTTTCGATTCAAAATCCTCTCCAAACTGGCTTGCCAAGGCACTTGCTGCGTCACCATTCAACTGCAACAGCCATGCGTCCGCTGTGGCCTTCGCCTTTCCCCCACGAGCGTTGATGGCCTCTTTCGTGGTCCTATGCAGGCCCGCAAAGACGCCCAACTTGGCCAGCAGCAGACGCATCGACGACATCAGGTTCGGACTCGACGTTCTGAAGTTGAACACGCCGTTGCCTTTGCAACCGTCGCCACGCCAATACGTCTCTACGACGTGGCGGGCTTGTCTACGAGGAAGAGTCAGCATCCACTCAGGCACCCTCTTCGCCGTAGCTTTCCTCCCGAACTGCAAGAAAAACGTGCGGAGATCGACCGAATTAAAAACTACCCGAACCCCATTTTGAGAGACTTGTTCCACCTTCCCGCCAACCTCAAACACGTTCCCCACAAGCTTTAGCACTTCAGTTTGGTACTGTTCTTCCTCCTTGTGGAATGCGAACTGAATTCCACCGGAAGTCGGGCACCCTTCAGCCAAGTAATATCCGGCCAGCCGCAACAAATTGTCGGTTACCGGCACCGACCAAGACGATCCGTAAGATTCAAAGCAGCCGTTGACGGCAACTCCCGGTTGGACGTCCAGCTGACGCGTGTCCGCCTCCTCCGAGAATTTGGGGAACAGTAGGGCGTCACCAGGGCGGACGTCACCAGCAGGGGTCCAGCGGATTTTTCCCTCGTCGACAAACTCCCACCCTTTCCCCTTTCCATTGGGAAGATCTTCTGCACGAACCAGCAGCACTCGATGGTCACCAGTAGTGCGCAACGGCAGCGCATTCTTGCGAAACCAAAGCTCGGTAGCCGGTCCGGCGTGACTCCGAGAACTGATCGACGTCACGCGACCCAATTTGCCGTCGTGAGATGCCACGCGCATCCCCGCCCGCACATTCTCAATCGGCACGGCCCCGAAGGACGTCGAAACCAACGATCCGGGCAGTACGCAGTTGGCGATACCATAGCCCAGCCACACCAGCGCGTCGATCACGCCTTCCATCACGATGATCGGGTGGCCCGACTGCACACTATGCAGTCCGTACACGAACTTGGACTTGGGGAAGTTCCAGTAGTTGCGCCAGCGCGGATCGGCGTCGGCGTCGATTGCCCGGCCCTGAATGCCGACCAGCTTGCCCTTGTCGTCCCAGACGGGGAAGATGGCCCGCCGTTCCTTCGGATCCCACCCAAGCTTGAACTTGCGGCAGACCTCGATGGTCACGCCGCGATCCAGCAGGTAGCGCGGGACCTGTCCGGCGAACTCGGCCAGCCGGGCGTCCTCGTACACCGGGTAGGCGGACTTCTGCTTGGCGGCCTCCAGCTTCTTCTGGCGTCGAGGGTCTTGCCAGTCGTACATCCACTTCAGGCCGTCGAGCTTGGTCCCCAGATCGAACTCTTCCTCTTTGCGCACGCGGGTCAGCAGCTCGTCCAGTCCGCCCTTGAGCTGGTTGACCTTCTCCAGCAGACGCACCAGCGTGGAAGCGTGTCCACAAGCGTAGCAGTCGGCAAAGCTGATCCCTTCCGGGTTGACGGACACCTTGAAGCTGGGATGCCGGTCGATGCCGTTCTTGTGCGTCCACGGGGCCAACGGGCAGCAGGAGCCGACCTTGGTGTCCCCCTTGTACGGACGAACCTTGTCGCAGCCCAGCTCCGACAGGACTTCCTGCACCCGCTCAAGATTCATGCGGCATTCACCCAGTAGACCCAGCCGTTGGTCAGTTCGATCTTGTACCCGCCGTCCACAACCTTGATCTCCACCACGCCGAAACCGTTGTTCCGCATCGTGTTGAAGAGCAGATCCACGGTCTTGTCGTCGGCCGGAAGATCCGCGTACGCCTCCATGATCCGCGCCAGCTCCGTCTCCGACAGCTCGAAACGGTCGGGCAGCGGATGGATCATGAGCGGAGGAAGCTGGGACGGATCGGGATGCACGGGACCGCATGGCGCGTCCTGAAGCACCGGCTGCCCGAGCGGCTGGCGGAACGGCCATTCACGAGGCACGAGCCATTCGCGCCGGATCGTCCAGTTTCCCATACTCACCTCCGCCGTCATGTTAGCACGACTGCGGTTCGAGATTGACGCCCATGCTCACAAGCTTGGCCCGCACGCGGTCACGCTGCTCGATCAGGGTGACCATGGACTTCTCCTTCTCGTCGATCCGACGGTTGAGCATCTGTTCGATGCGGCGGAGTTCGTCCGCGTTGTTGCTCATGTTCTCGTATCCCATTAGTATTCCACCCCTCCATTCTCCGGTTCGGGCTCGGTGCCGACGGACGCCGACATGGCATCCACGGCCGCCGGGCCTCCCATGGGAAGGCCGTCGTTGCCGTCCGACAACACCTCGGCCTGCGCGAAGTCCATCGTGGTCAGGTTCCAGTTGGCGAGGATGGCCGCCTTGGGCGTGTCGCGGGTTTCCATCAGCTCGATCTTCATGCGGTTGACTTCTTCCAGCTCGGGCGTTCGGTAGATGCCCATGAGGACGTCGGCGGCCTGCGCGATGCCGTAGGCGTAACCGATGTCGGAAGCCTGCGCCTCGTCCGTGTCCTTGCCGACGCCCTTGTTGAACTGGCTGGACGCGAGGATGGGAACGTTCTTCTTGATGGCCATGCGCTGGATGCCGGTCACCGCATCGTTGAGCCGCTCCCATCCGGCATCACCCTTGCCGGACATGAAGTACACGCCGTCGATGATGACCAGCGCGGGCTTCTCCTGCTCGATCAGCATCTCCACGTCGCGGGGCTTGGAGACGCGATCCGACCCTACGACGACAAGCTTCGGCATCCCGTTCAGGCTGTCGAGGAAGTCCCGGTACTTCTTCTCCACTTCCGGGTTCAGCTTGGCCTTCAGGAAGTCGCCCCACGGGAAGCGTCCGCACAGCGCGTGCAGACGGCGGCGGATTCGCTTGGGCTGCATCTCCATCGTGACAAACAGGAGCGGCTTCTTCGCCACCTCCCACGTCTCGCGGGCGAACAAGGAAAGTGCCCAAGTTTTTCCAGTCTTCAAACGAGCGACGATGAACCACAGCTCGCCTGGATGGATGCCCATCGTGGCGTTGGTGACGGCAGGCCACGGCGTCGGAAGCCCGTCAGGCTGGCCGCCCAGAGCCTTGCGGTGCTGGTAGTCCGCCCACGCCTCGTCGATGTCCGCCTTCTCGGTCATGATGACGGTGGACGCCTTCGCGTCCCGGACGGCCTCCTGTGCTCTACTTACGGCTTCGCCCAGGACCTTCATGGCCTCGTCGGGCTTGGACGAAGACAGGAAGTTGGTGGCCTTCGCCATGCCGTCCTGAATCAGGTTGCCGCGAAACCGCCAAAGTACCTTGTCCACAAGGTATTCCAGCGGTTCGCTGATCCCGTTGTCGTCCACGTCGTTCATGGCCGGGATCTCGTCCACCAGCGTGTCCCAGTCAGGAAGAGTCCCGTATTTGGTGAAATGCTCGGTCACGAAAGCGAGACCGTCGCGGCCCTCGCTGAACAGCATGGCCGGGGTCAGTCCAAGCTTGGTCGCCTCAGCGAGACCACCCTGTTTGACCAGTTTTTTGACGATGATGCCGTCGAGATTCATAGCTTTGAAACCTAAGAGCCTTTCTTGGAAGAGCAGGCGCAGTTCGGACAACACCGCCGCATGGTCATGTTGTAGGTGTGCCCGCAACCCGGGCACGGAACGTACTTGTCACCGATCCGTACCTCTTCACGAAGCTTGTTCGGAATGGGTGTGTAATGGCGACCGATCCTCGGCGGCTTGTCCAGCGGCTTCTCGGGACCAAGCCGCGTGCCGGGTTTGTAGTCGTTGATCATACGTTCCACCCGGTCACCGGGACGATCACCGACTTGTCCGCCAGCTTCTGGTAGGTCCCGTGGTTCAGGGTGGCCTCCAGCTCGTTGGGCTTCAGGTTGGTCGTCACGAACGTCGAGAGCCGGTTGCCCGCCCGGTAGCGGATCAGGTCGGCCATCTTGTCGGCGAACCCGGCGGCCACCGTCTTCAGCTCGTCGATCACCAAGGCGTGGACGTAGTACGCCTTCTTCCAGATCTCCTGCCCGGCCCCGGTGTGCCTGCGCTCCATGATGACGTCGCCGATCTGGTTCATGTGGAGCATCAGGCCGAAGGCCCCCCACGCCATCGCCTCCTTGAGCAGCACGGCGGCGGCGCAGGTCTTGCCGGTGTGATACTCCCCCCAGAGGATCATGCCCCGGCCCGCCTTCAGGTTCTCCCGCATCTCCGTGGCGAAGGCCCGCAGAGCCATCCCGATGGACGTCTCCTCGTGGAAGTGCCGCAGGTCGAAGTTCCAATGCTCCGGCCAGACGTCGGCCAAGATCCGGGTCTTCTCCGTCAGCTCCCGCTTGGCGTTGAGAAGGTTCATCAGACCGCCTTCCCGTTCTTGGCCCGCATCTGGGCCTTGAACTCCTCGGCGGCCTTCCGGGCGGCATCGCCGACGTCCGGGCTGGCCCAATGAGTCCCCTTGCCGATGAAGTTCTTGGGGTCGCGGAGCTGGGGGGCCTTGTAGTAGAACAGGTTCACCGTGGGCTGGGCGATGCGCCACTTGAGCTGCTCCTTGACGGACGGCCAGTAGTCCACCACGGTGTCGACCATCTGCATCACCACGGCCACGCCGTACCCGTCCGTGTCGATGACGTCCTGAAGCAGCTCGGCGTCGCAGGGCACCAGTCCGGGCAGATCCATGCCCAGCTTCGCCTTGGTCTTGTTGCGGAGATTGGCCCAGACGCCATACGCCTCCGACAGGCGGCCCTTGCGCTTGGCCTTCTGCTGGACCTTCTTGCTGCCCTCCTTGGCGGCATCCGCGTCCAGATCGGCCTGAGTGACCTCGATCATGTCCATGGCCTTGGGGGCCGACGTCGGACCCATCGAGACCTTCCCTCCATACCTCCAGCTCATGTCACCCTCCTCCAGTTCAAATCGAGATTCAGAAGCTTGGACATCACCGCCGACAGGGCTGCAAACGGCCGCGCAGGCGGCCACAGGCCGCGTCAAAACGGCTTGGGTGGTAGTCTGGCCCGTCCCAACCCCTTCCAGTCGATCCTGGGGCGTTTTCGATCCCTCGATGTTGTCCATGACGACAGAAGCGACAACCCTGCTTTTGTCAATCGACGGAAGGGGGGGCTGCGGAATGGGGGGAAGGGGTACACCCGATACGCCCGGCCGTCCCCCGTCGTTGGTAACCCCCGTCAGGGTGGTCTGCGAACCTCGACCGCAGTCGAGTTCGCCTCCCTTACGAGAAACTTTCACTTGCTTACGAAGATCTTGAGTTCCCATTAGGGTGCCATCGTGGCACTGGGGGGTAGTGCCATCGTGGCACTGGGGGGTAGTGCCATCGTGGCACTGGGGGGTAGTACCACCGTGGTACTGGGGTACGGTCAGAGGCGACTTCAGCAGGGTGTACTCGTTGGAGCCGCCGACGTCCGCCGTCCACGTCAGGACGCCGTGCTTCTTCCAGAACTGAAGGGCGCGAGCCACCGTCCGGCGACCAAGCCCTGCGTCCTTGGCAATGCGGGGGAGAGAGGGAAACGCTCCACCCTGCCCCTTGGGCCGGACGCGTCGGAGGATGGCCCACAAGACTTCCTTGTAGCTGGGAAGGATGTCGGATCTGGCGGCCAGCCGCTCCGTGAACTGAAAGACTCCCCCGCCATCGCAGAACCAACGAACCTTGGTATGCAGACTTTTTTGATTAGGTCTGGTCTTCGCCACGAACGGTCCCCCTCCCCTTCTTCGTAAGGTTTTCGATCTCGGAAACATCGGTGGTGTTGATGGCGGTCTTGCCGTCGATCTGGACGATGAGCTGAACCCGGACATCCAGAGGAGACTTCAGGAAGAAGAATTCGCGGATGCCGTCGGGATTGTCAACCCAGCTCCAGACGCCCAGCTCTTTCCAGAAATCCATCGCCTCGTTGAGCTGCTCCATGGAGATGCGGCATTCTTCAGCGAACTGCTTGGCGGAAGAAAGCTCGTCCTCGGTGAGGTAGTAGACGAGGCCCTCGAAGACGGTCTTGTACCAAGGCTGAAGGCCGGGGAAGTCAAAATTGAAGAGCTGACGGCCAAACTCCAGCTCTCCTCCGGCGACCTGAACCCACTCCTTGTAGGTTTCAACCAGCCTGTCGCCGCTCACCGGGCACCAGCCAACTGCATAATGTGCAGTCGAGGGGAAATAAAAAACCCCTTGTAGAGAGCGTTGGACGTGTTGGACGTGGCAGGTCGGAAGGCAGCCGAGAGACGCCTGACCGGCTTTTGGCATCGGCCAGAACTTTTCGGGTACCGACCATCCCACAAACGCCCAACACCCTCTACAAGGGGTTGAATCGACGAGACGGTGCGCCAGTATCCAAACACGCGGGTCTCTCCGTGCGCTGCCTTCTACCCGAACATCTCCAGCCCAAGTGGTCCAACACCTGTGCCGGAGCTACTGTCAATTTATACGCCTGAGCCGGGGATTTGTCAACAGGAAAAAGAAGCAGGCGGGGGAAAACCCGTTGCGGGTCGTCCCCCGCCATGCTGAGAGAGGGAAAGTCTCGTCCAGGAAGTATAACTTATGATTTCGTTTTGTCAAGCCTCGTCGTCGTTTTACTGTGGGTCGTCGCGGTGGGCGGCCCAGTTCTCCCACGGCCCCTCAAGAAGCTCGGTCAGTACGCGCTCCTTGTCATTGGCCCGCCACAGCCGGGCGAACCAGAAGTTGTTGAGGCGGCTGCACTT